GCGTCAGAGATCGCCATCGGACGTTACTTTGAGGCCGTGGCGTTCCATCATCGCCATTAGTGCCCGATTCATTTTGCGCCGGTGCTTAATCGCCGTAGGCACAAACACGCGGCCCGGCCTCGCGGATCCGCGTTCGTACCCTTTGGCCGTCTTACGGAGTTCGGTGCCGTTTTCAAATAGACTCGCATGTTGCGCCGTATTGCGGACGGTGGCCCACGCGCCAAACTCGGTATCGTTGTGATACGTAATCTTGAGGCCTTTGCGTAACGCACCGCCAGGCACAAACCGGCCTCGGCGTTTCTGGCCTAAGCTAATCGGATACTTTTGCTCCATCTCCGCCATTGCGGCCGAGGCCGCACTTTCCACGATATTCCTGGCCTCCCCCCGCAATTGATACGGGAGATCGCGTAACGCCTCGCGGAATTTCTCCATCCCGTGGAAATGGAATTTGCTCGGCACTTAGGCCCACCGCTCACTATTGGGAGGCGTCGGCGCCCCTACCTCCACGCCTCCCGGTGCGCCCGGCGTCAGTACCTCCGTGCATATCAGGACTAAGGCGATATCGCGTTCGTCCACGTTTTGTACGGATTGCACCTCGAATATGCGGCCCTTGAACGTTAGCCGCGTGGCCGTGGTGATCTCCGGATGGAATCGGCACCGGATTAAGTGCGTAGCCGTGGCCAGGACGGTGCCGGCCGTGACGCGTTCGAGATCGCGGGCCGTGGCGGCCTGTATCGAGGCATCGATTACGGGAGGCGTGGCCGGCACGTAGCCGGAGGTATAGCCGCCATCGCCATCCGGCACGTAGCCGGACGGATTAGAAACCGAAACGCGGTGCCGGTACGCGCCGATCGCCATACATTACGCCAGGGCCGGATCGCGCATCCGGGAGAGTTTCCGGCGGATCGCGTTCCATACCTCCGCATCCGGCGCGTTGAATCCGTAATCATCGCCGCGATGTTCGTAGAGGCACGCCAGCAAATCGAGTGCGGCCGCTTGCGCGATCAACCACTCGGCCGAGGATGGATCCGGAAACGGTTCCGGATAGCGCGTGCGCCCGGAGGCCACGTACTCCGTGATAATCGCGGCCGCGTGATCCGCCTTGGTTTCTACCTCGGTATCGTGATCCGCATCCGTGATCCGGAGATGCGATTTGGCGAGTAGCAACGGGACTAGCGTATTGGCCATTACTTGCCACCGGTGGCGCCGTCACGGCCATCGCGGCCTTTGCGCACCATAAGGCGCCAGGCGTCCACGGCCTCGCCAGGCCGCAACGTGGTGGCCTTTTGGCAATGCCACGCGGCACCGCCGGAGGTAACGATATCGCCAATTACATAGGCGTAATCATGTTGCCACACGCCTTGATAGCGGAGGAACGGTAACGTAATCGGGTACGTGCGCGTAATGCCATCCTTCGCAAACTTCAAGGCGATCGTGCGCTCCCCGTCAAAGTCCACGGAGAGATCATCGAAACCGATCCCGTCTTTCCCCGGTGCGCCGTCCTGGCCTGGCGTGCCGGCCTCCCCGTTGGCGCCTGGCGCCCCGTCTTTCCCTGGCGGGCCTGGCGGGCCTGGCGGAATCTCGCGGGCCTCCACGGCCGCGAGGCGGGCCAGGATCGGCGCGATGGATTTCTGCACCGTGGTAACGATTACGTCCGCGATTTGCTCAGCTTGCATAGAGGCCAACCGCAATCGATTTTTCGTGGACGATAGACGCGAGGCGGGAAACAAACGATGGATCATCCTCGGCGGCCGCGATCGGTTGCGGAGTGCCGAAAGGATTATCGAGTGCGTCACGCTTAGACAACGCCTCTAACGAGAAATTTTGTTGCTGCAAATATGGCGTATGTCCGCCGGTAACAGGGCCGAGATTGAAATACCGGTGCCGTGCGTCATTAGGCGATAACACGCCGGCGCCTACGCCATCGGCCGCCACCTTGGCCCGCGTGGACGTATCCATTCGGAGCAAATCATCGAGATCGAATTCCGTGCCGTATGGTTTCGGGAGTTCGAGGCCTTCATCCAAACACAGTTCCAAGTTTTCGATCAATTGCTGCAAGCAATCGGAGTAATACATTTGATTGTATGCCTCAACGTTTGCGCTTACCGATGGCGGATCGGATACTTGGATTTTGTAGTTCGGCACGTGATAACACGCGCACACCGTTTTGGCCGTCCATTCTAATTGCTTGATGGTTTCCGCATCCACGGCGGACATAGACAACGGTTCGTAATGGAGGCCATCGCCAAGCACGGCCACCTTGCCGGCATTCGCGCCGGTAAAGTTTGTGATCCATTCCTCTTTTAACCGCTTGGCTACATCATCGCCAATCTCGCCAGGCGCCGTTAGTACGCCTCCCGGTTGCGCCCCTTGCGAGAAAAAGTTTTCACTCGATGCCTGTATTTGGAGGCCTTGCCTCGCGGCCAGGCCGCACGCATAGATCGGCGTGGTACCGATTAGCGGATGGAATAGGCATACCATCGAATCATGAATGATTTCTGAGGCCGGCACCACGATCCCGCCAGGCCGGATCGTTGATTCCGGAACGCCGGATAGATCGTCCCGTTTGAGTTCGTAATAGACGGCGCCATCCGGCGTGACTAACGGCGTTACCCGCGTGGGATCCAACACGTACAACGCGCCAATCGTATTGCGATCGTTGCGTTGTTTGAGGACGTACGTATTCCCTTGGATCAACTTCGAGGTTAGCCATTGCTCGATAAACTTAATGCGGTTTTGGAATCGGTTCGGCTTGCGGAGGACGGAGGAAAACGCGGGTACTTCTACCGGCGTCCAAATGCCATCGCTATCGATTTGCACCAAACGCAATCCGAGTTTGGCGATATCGGTAGCGATAAGCGAAATGCACGCGTAGACGGCAAAGTAACTCAGGACGGAATCGGCGCGTATCTCTTGATTCTCTTGCCAGGCGCCGGTATACGGTTCGCGGATCGTGGAGAGTAGGCCAAACCATCCGCTCCCACGCGTGGTAATCGGGGAGGCCGCCACCGGCACGCGTGCGGCCCGATTGGCGGCCGCACGCGTGATCTCTAATCCGAGTAGCCGCATTACCGGCCTGGCGTGGGAGGCGTTGGCGCCTGGCCTCGGCGTGCGTCCGCCGGTGCCTCACCGCCCACCGGCGGAAGGCCGGTAGGCGCCGGGTACGCGGCCGCCGTAAGGTACTTCACGGCGTTGGCGTTGGCGCGTTTCCAGTTAATGAAACGCTCGGCTCGGAGGCCTACCAAATTATGCTGCCATAGCGACACCATAACCGTAGTTGCGTCCGCCGGGGAGGCGGGCGCCGAGTCCATCTGTAGCGAGGCCTCGCGGCTCGCATCGATGGTTACTCCGCCATCGTCCGCGTAGAGGATTAGTTGCGGCTGTAGCGCGACAACCATACCGCCGGCGGCCTGTGAGGTGATGATCCCGATCCCCTTGAAGTTCCCGCCGGAGATCGTCACTTCCGGAAATACCGGCGTTCCATCATGGTGCATCTGGAACGATAGCGCCAACGCGTTGGCCTCCGACATAATAACTTGAAGGCCCGCCACCGGGATATTCGCCACGGCAAACGAATTCATTAGCGCCAGGAAATCGGCTAACGGATTCGCGGTAGCCACGGCCGTTGGCGCACCGTTCGTGATTGATGCCGGATTCACGCCGGCCACGGCGGCCACTAGCGGATCGATAAATTGCGAATCGAGGAATTGCGCAATTCCCGCCACCATATCCGCACGCGCCAACGCCTCGGCGGACGGATTACTAAGGCGTACCAATTCCTCGGTAAGTACGATGATCCCGGCGGCCTTGGCAATGCCGAGGCTATCGGACGTAAACGCGAGTTTGGTAACGGGTTTCGGTTTGGCCTCCCCTACCCAACCGTACGTCCCGCCGGCCGATTGCGCCGGCACTTTGGTATTGAACGGCACGCGCCTAAGATTGGGGATTTTACCGAGAATGGTAGCGGGCCGGAGTAGTTCGAGGAAATCATCCGCGATCGTTTGATTCACCAACGGCCCGGCCCACGTGGCGTCCGTGGTATTGCCTGGCGCTACGGCGGCCTTAAGGTACAACGCTACTTCCGGCGTCGTATCCTTCCACCGTTCGGCGTAGTTCGCGGCCTCATACGAATTGCCTTTACAGACAAGCAACGCGCACGCGGCCCGCACAAACGCGGTGCCCTTCGGTACGGTGGAACGTACGATTACATGCGGCGTTCCGCCCCGTTGCGCCGATCCATCGGCGGCCTTCGTGACTGGCGTAATCGGCGTGGCGGCCTCGATGTTGCGCGATTCGAGCGTACGTAGCCGCGTGATCTGGCCATCGATTTCCTTTACGGATAAATCGAGTGCGTCGAATTCGTCCTGGCCCGCCTTGTCTAACGCCACCTTACTTTCGTTAGACTTCGTAATGAGTTCATTCATCCGCGCGATTTTCGGTGCGCGGGTATTCGTCCAATCGGTGATCTGTTCGGTAATAGTCATCACGCCACTATCTTTCGTGGCTAGTCCTACGACGGTAGGCAAGTAATGGCCGGACGCGGCCGATTTGATAACGCGCACGGTGGCCTTTTGATTTGATGGAATCGTAACGAGTGACAATTCCATAATCTCCGTTTGGAGAAACCGGAGGCCGCCGGTTTTGAGGACTTGCACCGCGTCATTGAGTACGCGGAATCCAATCGATGTGCCGAGTAAGAGGCCGGCCTTAACGGAGTGCCAGGCCTCATCCACGCGATCGCGGACGATCCCGGGATCGGTGATGCGTGGGAGGTAGGCCGTAAACGGAATGCCTTCCACCGTAGCCGGTTGGAGTTCGGCCCGGCCAACCGGCATCTTTTTATCGTGGTGGAGTAGTAGCGGAATCGGATTGGTAAAGGTAACGCCGGACGGTTCTACGATATCGCCATGCCGATCCGTATCGGGCGTGGTAGCGATGCCGGAGATCGTGCGCCGTTCCTCATCAAAGGCCTTGACGGTTAGAACGGCGTACCCGATTTGATTGTCCACGGTGCGCGTTACTATGCACACCTCGGCCGGACGCGTCTACTTTTGTGGGCGGTAAGTCCTTAGCCGGTGCGGTTAGGTATCCGAGGCTTACTCTGCGTGCGGAGATATTCCGAGAGTGTGACGCGTTGCGTTTTGGCCTCGCGGGTAAGGCGGGCATACTCGCGGGCCGGCACGCGGAACCGTACCGATACCGTGCGATCCGTGGCATCTAATCGCGGCCGTCCGTTGCGCATACTTACCTCCCACCTAACACAAACATCGTGTACGTTTTCGGCGCCTCTACCGGCGCCTCGATGGTGGCCAACTTCCGGGCAATGAGTGCCGCGATTACCGGATCGATGCGGCCTCGGCTATGTTTTTTCGTTGGGTAGAAATTATCTTTATTGTCGCGTTGCACAATCACATTCGCCACGCACCACGTAAACAAATCATTACCTCCGGCATCGATGAGGCCTTCCAGTACGTCCGCCTCGAAGTCCTTACAGGCCTGGCTCATTTGTTGGAGCGTTTGCGGTACCTCAATCACTTGGCCGCCATCCTCGGTTAAGTCCTTAATCAAGTTGCCGGCGTTCCACGGATCAATGCCGATTTGTTGCACGTCAAACACGGCCGAGGCCTCGCGCACGATCGCCCGTACGCGATCCTGATCAATGCGCGATCCCGGATTGGTTTCGAGATAGCCGCGATCGATCCATTGCAGATACGGCGCCTTATCTCGATGCGCCCGGGCCGCCACCGTTTCGCCAGGCGTGAGTGCCCACGATAACAACCGCCAGGCCTTGCGATCGGCACTCGGCGGAAAGGCCGCCACGATGGCCGTCAAATCGATTTTGGATGAGAGATCGATCCCGAGGTAACACGGTTGGCCGTGCATATCCTCGGCCCGCCAGGCCGTTTGGCCTTTGCGCCAACCGTCCAACGATAACCACGGTGCGCCGGTGGCCGTCCAAATGTTGAGGCGTAATTGCTTAAAGGCATTGGCGGCCGGAGGCATATGGATCGCCTTCGTGGCCAAGGCCTCCAAATCCGCCGGTTTGATACTCACGCCGTAATTCGGATTGGCCTTGCGCCACGTGGCCGGCGCCGTCCAATCGTCGCCTAGATCCGCGTGGGCGATAAACGCGAAAAACGTTTCATCGGCTAACACGCCATCGAGGACTTTGCACGCGTAATCATGTTGATCGCCACACGGGGAAAACGGATCGGATCCGGCCGTCGTGATTTGGAAATTCATCGGTTGCGATCGCGCCCCGGTGGCCGTTTCCATCACGTCTAACATGCCCCGATTTTTATAGGCGTGGAGTTCGTCCGCGATAATCAAACTCGGATTGAGGCCGTCACTCGAATCCCGATCGGCGCCAATCGGTTCGAGTTTCGAGGCCGTTAATTCTCGATGGATGTTTCCCTTCAGGACGGTAAGGCGTGCGCGGAGTTCGGGCGATCGTTGCACTAAGAGTTTCGCGTCATTAAAAACGATCTTGGCTTGATCCTTTTTCGTGGCGATGCAATAGCCTTCCGCTCCGCCTTCGTTATCGAAAAACGTCAGATACAAGGCGACGATCGCGGCCTCTAACGATTTCCCGTTTTTGCGTGGGAGTTCGTTATACGCGGTGCGGAATCGGCGGAGGCCGCTCCCGCATTGGCGCCAACCCAGGATCGATCCGAGGCGGAATGCTTGGTATGGCTGTAGCCGAATCGGTTGGCCGGCCCACTCGCCCTTGTAATGGCGGAGGCGTTCCGCAAACCGATAGAACCGATCGGCCGTAGCGGTATCGAGGTAATACGGAAACGCGGCCGTGCGTTCCCTGGCGCGATCGCGTACATGCCGGGCGCACGCTAGCCGGTGATA